TTGATAATATTATAATCAATAAACAAATTAAAATAGAACAAATACCTGATAATAAAATTATAATTTGGAAAAGATTTAATTTAATAATTAATGGTTTAATTGAACCAAATAATACTAATACAGGATTTAAAGTAGAAATAGATGCTACTAATCTAATTCCATATATTGGAAAAAATAAATTTTATATAAATAAAACTTTAGAATGTAAAATAAATTTAGAATCAGAAAGTTATTATTTGTATATTAAAGAATTTTTAGAAAATTTTGATTATATTTACATTCAGGATATTAATTATTTGAAAAAAGTGACAAAAAATAATTATTCTGATATAATAAATATTAATTCATATTATAAAAAATCTTTTGGAATTGAAAGTATTCAATTACCTGTATCTTTAAAATTAGAAGCTAATGTTGATTATTATTATTATTCTATTAATTCTGATTTTAAATATTTAATAAATAATCCCGAAAAAATAAATGATGGTAATTTATCAGCAGGTAGTTTAAATCTTTCAGTAATAGCTTCATATATTGATCAAGTTTTATTAAAAAGAATATTTACAACTAATAATTCTATAATTGATACTGATTTGAATACTATATTTATAAATAATATTGTAACAAATATATTTGATCAAAATTCAATTTATTTAGATTCTGAAAGTACTTTAGAAAATTTATTTAATGATATAATATTTTCTTTATCAACTTTATTTAATCCAATTAAAACTTGGAATACTTGGTCTTTAGTAACAAATCCGGATATTTCGAAGAGTGTAATGTTAAAAGGAGATTTAATTATGGATTTAGAAGGAAATATATATCAAAACACAAGTAATAATTATTATACTAATTCAGAAATTTCAGATTTGTCTGGATGTTTAATTAATATATTAAATAATTACAGTAATTTTACTAGTTTATTATATTTTCAAAATACATTTTATAACCAATTACCTAATTTTATAAGATATGAAAAATTTTGGTATAATCCAGTAGAATATATTAATAATTTTTTAGTTGATATTAGTTCTTCTATAATTTTTAATGGCACTGACTTGATGTTAAATGGTAATTCAATGAATAAATTAATAGTAAATAATCAATTTGATATTTCTTTTAATACTGATTCTCAAACCTATATTGTTACCAGAGACATCTCTAAGGTTAATAATGAAATATTCAATATTGTAAATAATGTATCAAATAATATTATTTATGGTGTGAAATTAGATGATGTATTAAAACAAATTCTATTATTATCATCTCAGTTAATAGGATTACAAGGTTCTATAATTAATTTTAAAGGTGGAGCAATTAATTTTCCAGATATTCTTTTTAGAATATTAAAAACTAAATTATCAATAAGTATTGATTTTATAGCAATAAATAATTATTCAACTTTAGGATTAGATTTAATTAGTAATAATATTACTTATGATAATGGATTTGATAATGTAATTTATTTAGGAAATTATCCTTATAATGCAACTAAAGAATTATTAAATATAAATATTCCATATCAATTAAATTATAGTATTGATACTTCAAATGGTTTATATCCATATACAATATTTTTAAATAATGAGGTATTTATATCTCATACTATCTATCAAATTAAATTTTTAGAAGGTGAAGAATTAGAAGATAAATCTATAGATAATCCATTAATTTTTAATAATCAAATAGAATTTCTTTCAAAGAAAAATTTTGATACAAATCATCAATTTAGTATTTTAGCTTATAAAACTTATAATATATCTTCTAGTAATTTAATTGGTTATGTTTATAAAGTAAATTTAGATTCAAGTTCATCACAAATATTAAATTTTGATTTATTTTCGAGTATTAAATACAAAAATATGGAATTAACTTCTTACGATAAATATAATAATATTACATTAAATGGCCTAACTAATTATTTAATTTTTCCAAATTATGTAAATGTATTATCTTCTTTTATACAATGTGAAATAATTGTAGGTGTAAATAATTCTACTATATTTGGTACTACTACACAAATAGAACTTTTAAAAATAAATCAACAATTGGTAACTGATTCAACAGATTATACATTGTATTTTTCTAATAATGGTGTATTTTCTAAGGTAATTACAATTTCAGATAAATTTATAGTAGTAAATGGTAATTTAACAAAATTTGTTGATACAAAATTAATACTTGCTATAAAAGCAAATTCAATAACTTATATGAATTTATTATTATATGAAATAAATTTATCAGAACCATTAGTTAATTATTCATATTATTTTGATTTGAAAAATGTTCCAAAAAATTTTATGATTAATAATGATACTCAAATAGATGATTTGAATTTTATCGGAGATAGTAAAGTACAAGTATTATTATCAAAAGATATATATGGAATAAATTTTAATACTTTTGTTCATTATTCTAAATTAGGTGAATATCCTCCAGAACCTATTCAAAATATGCAAAAGATAAATTCATTTTTATATCAATTTAATAATTCTCCTCCAATAAATGATAATACAAGTTGTTTTATTTATACTGATATTGCATATAACAGTAGTACTGACGATGGATCTTTTATTTTAAATATTATATATGATATTTCTTCCTATAATTACAATATATCATCTGATGTAATTAGTTCAGAAAACTTAACTCAATTTGTTAGTGACATATATATTAATGATGAAGATTTATATTATCATACATTTGGTGGGGTAATAAATTCTTGGGATATAAGTGTATATACTTTTAAGAATAATATTTTAACTTTTACATTTCCAGAAAATTTTATTTTTGATTCCAAATATTATTATTTCGTAAATGATAATTATGTTTATATTTCAAATATATCTTTAATAAATAAAACTATTCAAATGGAAAATATTAGTATTGAATATTTTAATAATATAGGGGTTTTTAAATTTAAACAAATTATAATTGAAAAAGAATTAACTAAACCAATAAATAATCAATTATGTTTAATAAATTTATTTGATCCATTAGATATTAAATTTGATGGATATATAGATGTTATGGATAATAAAGGTAATGAAATTGGTAGAAATATTTATTTATTAACTATTAATACTGTTACTGATTTAATAACATATAATAATATAGATTCATCAGTTAATTTACAAGGAAATAATGTATTTTTAGGAAATATAATATCATTACAAAAAAAATTACAATTTGTTCGTGTAGTTGCGGCTGGTGAAGATGGAATATATTATTCAGATAATTTAACCGATTGGTATACAGCTTCTACACCTACTTATCTAAATCCAGTTGTTAAATTAATTTATGTTAATTCAAATTTTATAGGAGGAGGACATAATAGTTCTGATTATATTATAACTTCACCAGATGGTATTAATTGGACAAGTAATCAATCGATAAAAGCATTTTTTATAAATGGATATCAAGGTGGATATGTAAATAGTTTAGAAACAGATGGACAAACAATAGTAGCAATAGGTAATAATTTCACTAATGGATTATCAAGTTTATTTTTGTATAGTATTGATAATTGTGTAACTTGGAATAAATCATTATTTAATTCAGGAATTTTTAATACAGTTGTATACAATGGAACCATATGGGTAGCAGGTGGTAAAAACAGTGTTACATTTACAAAAACATTTGCTTGGTCAAACGATGGTAAAATATGGTCAGAAGGTTCAATTGTAAATAATAATAATGATCAGGATAGTATAGATTATATTTACTGGAATACTTATTTATCTGTATGGTCAGCTCATAATTCAAATGGTGGATTAGTTTATAGTAGTACAGATGGGAAAGTATGGACAATAGATACTGAGTCATTTTTTGGAAATTTAAATTTAGTAAAATGCATTGCATATAATGATTTTTACTGGTTAGCTGTTGGTTCTTCTATTGATGGTAATTCTGTTCTTAAAAAAAGTACTGATTTTATTATTTGGTTAGATATTCCAAACGATAATTCTACAGAACTTTTTACAGTTATGAATACTATAATTTGGACAGGTAGTTATTGGTTAATAGGAGGTGATAATAATATTGGAAGCCAAATTGTAAGTTTTAATGATAATTGGACACCGGTTTCAAATGTTAATACAAATATTTTAACAATGTGTTTTTCAGTAAATTATATTAATAATCTCTATATTGTAACAAACGATATACTAGATAATATAAATTCAGTTTTAATAAATGAAACTGAACAAAATTTTGCATTAAATTCATTTACTTTGGTTCAACCAAGTTATTTACCTTTTACACTTTATAAAAAAATTAGTTTAGGAAATTATTATATTTTTATTAGAGAAAAAACTTTTAATTTCTTAGATGATTTTATTTTTGATTTGAATTCAATAAATAAATTTTATGTTTCTAGTAAATTTGCCGTTTTAGAAATAGAGAAAAAATATGGTAATGAAACTTTAACTTCTTCTGTAAATTTATCTTCTAATATTACTTCAAATACAACTCAAAATATAACTTATGAACAAGCAACTTTTTCACCAAATTTATATAGACATATTTTTGAATATATTGATTTTTACATTGGAGATCAATTAGTAGAAAGATTAAATAAGGATGTAATGGAAATTCAATATCAATTTTTGAAAGATACAGCAAAAAGAAAACAAATAGATAATTTAGTAAAATTATATCAGTATAGTGGTGGTACTAGATTTGTAATTCCTTTAGAATTTTGGTTTAATGGTGATTCTACTAAATATTTACCATTAATTTGTTTAAATTATACATTAGTTTCCTTAAAATACAAAATTAGTAAAATTACACCATTATTAACAAATACAAATTATACATTAGAAAATGTTCCGGAAATAAATATACAAATAAATATAGATGGTATTTTGTTAGATACAATTGAAAGAGAATTATTTGGAAATACTCAACATGAATATATAATAGAAAGATTTAAAACCTATCCTGATACTTTAATAAATAATACTACAGCTATAGCAAGAATGAAATTTAAAAATATAGTTAAGGATATATTCTTTATATCTGAAGTTATTTCAAATAAAGAAAATAATTATTATACTTATACAATTAACCAAGATTTCTATTTAAGAAATTATACATATATATTAAATCTATATAATAAATTTTTAATTACTGGTTATTATAAAAATGGAATTTATAAGTTTTATGCAGTAGATTTTGATTTAATTAATCAAGCAAATATTGATATTCAAAATAATGCTGAAAGATATACATATTTCATGACTTCTCCAATTTTAATAAAATATGATCCAGTATATACATTATATTTAGATAGTAAATATCAAACAAACTTAATAACATTACCAAGTAGAACTAGCAATTTAGAATTATATTATACTAAACTTTATAAAAATGATACTATTGCTACAGCAAAGAGTGTAATTACAACATTAAATATACAAAGTAGTGGTCATGATTTATTTATGGCACTCGATAGTGATTATTTTAATTTAGTAGTACCATATGAAAGATATTTAACATCAGTAGATCAAGGATATTATGCATATAGTTTTGCATTATATCCAGTAGATAAACAACCATCTGGGCATGTAAATTTTTCAATGTTAGATGATGTAGTAGTAAATTTAACATGTCCAAGTGATGTAATAAATGATCCATTTTTACTAAAAACAACTGTTAGAGAATATCAAATATTAAGAATAATGAGTGGTATGGGAGCACTTTCTTTTTATGATTAATTAGTTGTAATAACCCAAAGCTCCCAATCCATTAATAACTCTGAAAATATTTAATTGAATTCCATAAGCTGAAACTGTTGCTGGATTTTGATAATTTACCAATTTATTAAAATTGATTGCTAAATAAGCATCATCAATTTTACTAAAATTTAAAGTTCCTGATGGTTGATAATCTAAAGGATTAATACAAAATGAATACATATTAATTCCATCTGGTGATGAAGTAAATTTATTTTGATAAATTTGAATTAAACTATAATATTCAGGTAAACCTAATTCAATTCTATTAATTGAATTTAATACAATATATTCTTGTGAAATAATTTTATTCGTAGTAGTTGAAATAGGATCTAAAGTATAATTAAATATATCATTAGTATTATAATTAGAAACTAATTGAGCTTTCCAAAAAATTATTTTAATTGGATTGAAAAATGGAATTTTATAAGAAATATTTGTTGAATAAAAAGTTTGTTGTTGTATGTTTTGAATGATTGGAACTAAATATTCGTGAGTATTATTTAAAAAAAGAAATCTTTCCGTATTATCCAAATAAATATAATCTACTAATAAATAGGCATTTTGAAGTGTTGGTGTATTAAATCTAAAATAATTTTCATCAATAATAATTAAAGAAGTAGATAATAAATTTTGTTGAAATTTAGAAATATCACCAGTAATTACATAATTTATATCATTATTAGTAGAAGGAATACTAAAATTACCACTTACTACATTATAATATAAATTATTTGTTAGAGGATCAAAGAAAACAAATTTTCCAATACTAGTTACACCACCAACTGTTTGTCTAATTAATTCACCTGGTTGAAATAAACTAAAGGGTTCACTGGTTTGTATATATTTATTAGGTGTTTCAATATAACATTTATTTAAATCATTAAATTGAACATGAATTTTTATATCATTGTGAATCATCGCTACAATTGGTAAACTAATACCTGAATCTTGACAAAACCAAAAATTTAAAGGAATATAAAGAGAATAACTAGATTTACCATTTGAAAATGAAGTTAATAAATCAATATTACCAATCATATTATTAAAAGCTTTCTTTCTTCCCAAATTAGATGTTAATTCATACCAAATATTTAAATAATCACCATATTGTCTATCAATTATAACGCCACCTATTTCTAAATCTACATAACTTAATAAAGCTAATCCAACTTTTTTTACCCAAGCAAATTTTTTTACTCCAGCTGGTAAAACTGAACTATTTTCTTTAATAATATCAGGTAATTCAACATATAAAACAATAGGTCCAAGTAAATCAGCATTTTTAGATAAATTTACAGTAACTTTTCTACTGAAATCAGGTGTTGCTTTAAAATATTGAGCTATAGTTTCAGTTGAAAAATTAGAATATCTTTTATGAGTTATTTTAAAAAATGTTATTTCTGGATTAGAAGAAAGGTAAATATTTTCTTTACCAACTGAAACTAATATTAATAATCCTAAGGCCATATTAATATAAGTTCGGAAAACTTTAGATAATTTTAATTATTTTTAATAAGAATAATATTTTCTTGCAGAAAATGCAGGTGCGGGGGCTGCGAGGGGTACATCAGGTATAGAACTGAAAACATCTGCAGGTGGTTCAATAGATGGTAATCCAGATGATGATCCAGATGATGATCCAGATGATGATCCAAATGATGCTTTGAATTCTCTTAATTCTCTTAATTCCTTTGCAGCTTGAGGATTTAATACATCCCAGATTGAAAGAATAGTTAAACTTCTTTTTTGGTGTTTATCTTTTACTGAATTATATTTTGAAGTTAAATCTTCTAATAATTGTACTGTTACATTACTTTTTTCTAAATCTGCTTTTAATTCAGGAGCAGAACTGTTCTTTAATTCTTCATATTTATTAATATAATTTACTATTTTTTCTAATTTGCTTTCAAGTGATTTAAGTTCATCTAAATGACTTCTAATAACTTGATCATCTTTATCATCTATTTTTTTATTTTGATTTCTTAAATTAGCAACAAATGAATTATAAATGCTTGAAAGTTCGTTATATGATTTTATTACTACAGGTGCACCTCCGTTTTGCATAGAAACATAATTTCTAAGAGAATCAGCATATTGGTAATATGTGTTTGCTGCTAAAACGTAACCTCCACCAGATTGTTTATCGCCTGATTCTGCGCCACCAGAAAGTGCAAGTCTTGGTGTTTTAGGTGAAAGTTTGCTAGATAATGCAGCCATATTTCTAGAATAAGCTAAAGAACCAGGTTGTACTGAAGGATTTTTAGCTAAATTTACAAAGTTATTGATAATTTGTATTAAAGATCTATTTTCTGAAATACTTTTACCTTCATCTGGATTAGATGCTTTTATTTTAGAAAGCCAGGCTTCTACAGGTTGTGCAACATTTATATCAATAGATAAAGTTTTAACTATTTTTCTTGCCATATCACCGTTCATATTAACTATACCATTTTCTAATGATTTTGCAGCAACTATTTGTTGTAATTGATTTTTACATCTATCATTATCGCCTGCAACACAACCTTCAATTATTTTCATACAAACTTTTGCATCTACGGGTTTTCCACCACTTGATCCACATTGATTATCTAAAGTTTTGGGTTCTGACCATTCTTTTAATAAATTGCTGCTTGGGGGATCAACAGAAGGATCTTTTAAATAGGCAGATAACGCACTTCTGACTTGATCAGCATTATTTGATGCTAAGGCATTTTGTAAACTTGCTAAAGACATTTATATACTAATGTTTAGAAATAAATTTTAAAAAACTAAATATTTTTTAAAATTTTATTCTAAATTAATATAATGATCGGTCTAAACGATAGAGTATATAACCTTCCCGTTTATTGTTGGCTCTTAATAGCATTAGTTGTAGTAGTTTTCTTATTAACTACATTCTCTAGTTCTCCCTCAAATTCTCCTGTAACTGAAAAGTTTAATAGCTCTTGTAATAATTCAAAAGCAATTGATAGCTCAAAAGTAAAAGTTTATAATTTTAATACTTCTTGGTGTGGATGGTCTGTTAGATTTCAACCTGAATGGCAAAAATTTGAATCAGAAATCAAAGCTAAAGGTGATTTAAGACATGTTGAAGCTTTTGATATAAAATGTGATAATCCTGCAAATGATTTCTTATGCAAAGAATATGAAGTAGCTGGATTTCCTACAGTAGTAATTGAAACAGATGGTAAGAGAGGAATCTACAAGGGTCCTAGAGATTCAAAAGATTTAATTGAAACTGTCAAAGGTATTTAAATTTAAAAAAATAATTATTAAATTAATTTTTTAATTTATAATCTTAGGGGTTTAAAAAAATATTTTTATATATAATATAATAATGTCAAATCCTGTAATATTTAATTTTGATGATTTGAAATATAATTTATACGAAATGTTAGGATTAACTAAACAAGCTTCTGAAAATCGTATTAAAAAAACAATAAAAAAATTAATGTTGGAATTACATCCAGATAAAAACAAAGATACTAAAGATGAATTATTACAACACTTATATAGTGCTAAAGATATTTTAGGAGATGAAAAAAAAAGAAAAGAATACGATGATTTTTTAGAAAATACTATTACACCTTTAGACTTAAAAAGTAATTTTACTGCTCAAAAAAAGGATATAGAAAAATTTTTTCCTGTAAAAGAGGAAGCTGAAAGTTCTTTTTTAAATAAAATAGAAGAATCAAATAAAAAACATGGTTTTTCAGCTAATAGTGATAGTGGAAATATTATGAATAAATATGAAACTATTAAAAAAAATAGAAATTCTCAAATTTCTATTCCTCAAGAACAAATTACAAATACAAAAGATTTTAATAGTAAATTTGAAAATAAAAAAGATTCAGGAAAATTTAATGAACAAATTATTGTATCAAATCCTAATAGTTCTTTAGGTACTTATCAACCAAATGATGGATTAGCAACTATAGGAGATTATTCTAATCTTTATGCTGAAGATTCCGTTTCAACAGGATCTTATACAAGTTTAGATATGGCATTTAAAATGCAAAAAATAAATACAGAATATAAAGAAAAAAGTTTAGAACAAAGAATGAAAGAATATAAAAATGATACTACACAATTTAGTAATAGAAAACCCAATGATTTTTCTAGTAGAACTTTTAATGATTGGACTAATTAATATTAATTTTTTAATGAATTAATATATAATTCTGTTTCTTTATAACCTAATTCTATTAATTTTAGTTTATATTCCAAATTTACACTAAAATTTGAAATATTAAATTCAACATTTTTAATTTGTATAACACATTTTAAATATTTTTCTATATTTTTTTCACTTATTGTATCAGCTGTTAAACTTAATGTTGTTGATATTAAAGTTTTAACAGAATTTATACTATTATTACTACAATTTTTAACATAAAAACCAATTGTTGTTTTTTTTGAACAATAATTAATTGGAAAATTATTAACTATTCCTCCATCAACATACAATTCATTATTATATTCAATGGGAGTAAAAATAATTGGTATTGAACAAGATATTCTTAAAGCTAGAATTACTGAAAAATCAGGAGTATGATCTACACTATAAGTTACTTCTTTTCCTTGACTTAAATTTGTTCCAATTATTATTAATTTTTTATTTGTTAAATCAAATAATTCTTTAAAAGTAATATCTTTTCTATCTAATTTACATTCTAAAAATTTTATAAATAATAATTTTACTCGTTCGCCATCTTGTAAACCAAATTTTTCAAAAAATATTATACTATCAATTTCACCTGTTAATTTAGAAAAATTAAAATTTATTATAAAATCTTTTATTTCTTTAATATTCCATCCTAAATTTAATAAAAATGATAATAGAGCACCCGCTGATGTACCAACAAATAAATTAATATCATTTAAATCAATCATTTTTTCTTCAATTAATTTTTCTAACCCACCTATAAAAGAAAATCCTTTTATACCACCACCACTAAAACATAAAGTATT